TCACAAATCCATTGTTTTGGACGGAATCCGTAATCAGCCGCCCTTTTAGCCCAACCCCGCCTATGGCTAGAAAATGTTATGTATTTAACCTTAGCTTCAGCAGCCATGCCTTTTATGTATTTTAAGGCATTTTCGACAACATCATAACTATTTTCTAACGAATAAGCAGCCCACAAATGCATAGTCTCACCTTGTGGCTGTATGACGAAGAAGCCAGCGTAGTGGTTATTCTCTATCAGTACAAACAACAGACTCTTTTGGTTGAAACAGTCTGTATATACATCTTCAATAATCCAGTTTTCTGGACTCCTACTTTTAATTTTCTCTAAGCCAGTTCTTACACTAGCCCACCATTGTCTTAGTTCCTGTGGAGCAATATATCTATATTCCATTAACCCACCACAATGTAACCATATGTTTTACCTGCTGTGCTGTTAGCTGCATGAGTTAGTGTCGCAGTCCCTATATCTTGACTACTTACATATACAGTACTTGCAGCAGCTACAGCAGATTTAGGAGTAAAGAATATAAGACTATTCTTACCTATGCGACCGTCAGAAAGAGTAGTCGTTGTAGCCCCGCCTGTAGCTAACGTAATTGATCCAGTGTTGTTAGTCTTACCGTCCATTATCCCACGAACAACTTCAGAAACCTGACGTTCATCAGCACCAAATACAGGTAATGTCCTAAACTGAAAGCTCATCGATTACCCTGTTGTGTAATGTCAATTTCACAACCCACAATAGTTTCCCAATTGGCATTAGTCGGAGTTACCTTAATACGATGGTAATTACCGTTAGCTCTCAATGGCACTCGGTTGTCTGAGTCTGGTGTCGCTGTTGTTCCGAATTCAACGCTATCTGACAATAGTTTTCTACTGGCAACTGAGACTGATGCGATTCCATTATCGATAATAGGTTTTGCCAATGTGATAATAGAACGTCCAATGTCAATGTCTCCAGAAGTAATATAAGCAGCTTGCAACGCACCAGAGAAAACTACAATCTTCTGGTTTCTAACGCCAACGAATATAAGCTGACCACCAGCCCAAGTACGTGAATCTAACGGTATCTGCTCTGCTACGTTATCAATGCTTGACGTTATTATTGTGCAATTTGATGTGGTAATAGTCGCACCAGTTGCAGCCGTAAATGTAAATGTATTAGCGTTAGTCTTTGTTATTGAGAATGTTCCATCCACTCCAGCACCTGATGTCGCATCAAAGGATACATAAGCACCAGTCTCTAACCCATGATCCGTAACCGTAACAGTAACGGTAGTGCTACTTTGTGTATACGTACCAGTTTTTTGGTTTGTACTATCAAAATAGTAAATATCTAACTGTTCAAGTGTGGCACTAGGTGTCAGACCATACGCTAAGAAGTTAACGTCCGTTAAACCATACGACCACTTATCTAAATCGATAGAGTAGTACAGCAAGAATCTGCGACCAAAGTTATTCTTAAAGTTCCAGATAACTAACTTCTTAACCGGATCAATGGTTGCGCTCATGCCTGATTCAATTTCTGTCAAGCTGACATTGTCAAAAAACCAACGATTAACCTTTTCTACTCCAATATTCTTAACTGACTTGCCATCACAAGCATAAAAGCCATCATCAGACAGGAAGTAAGTTAGATTGCCAAACTGAGCAATAGAGCCATTAGAAGTACATCCAAGAGTCCTAGAAATAGCGTCAAACTGGAAGAAGAACGGACTACCTGCATACGACATACGATAGATGGCACGTTCTAAGAAGATTAGACCGTACTCACCACCTGCTATACCTGTAATATTTCCACCATCAGGTACTACTTGCGAATCAGACTGAGAAGCAGCCCCCGGAGTCCAATCAGTCTCGTCATTAATATCTGACCAGTAGACCTTATTTTCCTCACCACCTACGTTAGCAGCCACAACAAAGTCACGCACTACCGTTACGTATTTAGCAGCAGGAGCAGCAGCAGCCAAATCTTCAAAGTAAGTCGATGAACCTAAGTCATAAGCCTGTAACTGGTCTGCACCATTGGCTAAGATCATCTTAGAGCCAAATTGAGTAATATCCCATGACTCTACCGTAGCGTAGCCTGTAGTCGTTAATGGGTCTAAGCCAGTATTACTAGGGTTAAACTTATAAATCTGTGTAGCACCAGCAGCAAATAGACTAGAAGCACCAGCTAACTTACCAGCAAACGCTACCAATAAGTTCTGACCTGCATCAGCAGAATAATCTACTGCCTCACGTAACGGAGCATAGCCATTCGTAACTGGATAACAATTATAGGCATCAGTTACAGCACCAGTAACCCCCGGCTGATCTGGCAACCACTCACCAAATATAATCTTTTGCTTTGCCATTACTGTTTAGCCCAATTAGTTGATTCTGGAGTCACTACAGTCCACTCGTAACCAATAACATCACCAATTACACCCACAGTTGCATTACCAGTAACAGAGGCACGATTGACAGTTATGTAGGAACCATTAGCAGTAACTGTAGCTAGACCGTTAATACTAGCCTTACCAACAGCCACGAATGTACCGTTAGCCGTTACCGTAGCTAAACCAGTAATACTAGCCTTTACGCCTTCAATTTCAGTAGCATCAGCCGTGACAGTAGCCGTAGCTGTAATGCTTGCTCTGCCACCATATATTGCTAATCCTGATGCCAATACCGTTACGTTACCAATAATGGACGCACCGATACCTTCGTTCTCACAATAGCCAGAATCCCAATAGCCTGAGACAACGTATAGATCAGGAGAGCTTAGGTCATCTTCACCGTAGCCCTGAATCCAATAGTCAAAATCGACGTAATTGTTAGCCATTTACCTCTACCCAAGTCTGAGATTCCTCGTTCCATGAGTACATTTTGCCATCAGTAGGCATGGCTGTGGGGGCTTGCCATTGAGCATTAGCGTCCAGAGTCCAACTTGCATAAGGCTTAGGAGCTACAAACGCATCAATATCAGAACGGTAGGTATAACCAATGCCAGCATAGTTTCCGCGATAAGGAATGCCGCCACTTGTATGAACATTACCTAATGTATTAAAACTGGTACGTTTACAAACTTGTCCACGAAACTCACCATACCAAACTTCCCAATCAATACCATCTGCGCCTTCGTCTTTTCCGACAATGACTTCAGTAACAGTATTGTTCTCGTCAAGAAATGCGTAGTGAGCCATTATTCTTCCCTCAAATTTAATCCAGTTAGGCTTTCATCTGAGCCTATATAACCTTTGACAAATGTATTAAATGCAATACTAATTCTTGTATTGTCACCTTCTTTAGTCTGTACCATATGTGTTAAGTGTGATGGGAATAGAATTAAATCACCAGCACCAACCTCAAACCACCACGATTCAGAGTTATAAGGATTGTATTCAGCAGCAGGAACTTTAATGCGCTCGTATCCATCTTTATAAAAATAAATCTTATCTACTTCTTTATCAGCCTGTGGGTAAAATACTCCACTAACTACGCTATTCGGATGAGCGTGCTTATGGTGGTACTGACCTGCTTCTGTGTAATTAGCCCAACTCTGCGTTAGATATAGACTTACATCAAACTTCGGAGCGTGTATTGCCTTAAAGTATTCCAGCATCGAATCTTCAATAAAATCACGTAGATCAGTTAATTCCTTGTTCTTTAGAATCTTACGATCCTTGCTAGTCGTATTACCTTCGTTAGCATAATGATCCTGACCTTTAATGAACTCTAATTCAGTATTAGTCAAATCACGACCTAAACCAAAAAAAGCAACTGGAGTAGGGAAAAGATTATTTATGACCATGAAACATTGCCTGTTCCAGCAGTAATTGAAGTTACTTTATAAGCTCCAGAAGTAGCTGTTGAAAGTGTTAATCCACCACCGGGATTGCTAATAGTATAAGTATCTGGATATTTAAGAATAACTATTCCTGAACCACCATTACCACCAGCAAGTCCATTAGGTGAAGTTTCTTGATAACCACCGCCACCACCACCACCACCAGTATTAGCAGTAGCTGGATTACCAGTAACACCAGCTTGAGGAGTTACTAAACCAGCCGCCCCACCTCCAGCACCCCCAGCACCCGCAGTTCCTGCGTTATAGACTGAACCACCGCCTCCGCCAGCGTAGGGTACTGAAGAACCTGTGATAGATGATGCCATACCAGCTCCACCACTTCCACCTACTCCGACACCAAAAGCTCCTGTGCCATCACCTCCAACAGCACCAGTACCAGCGCCACCGCCTCCGCCTGATGCCCCACCTGATGATGCTCCACCCGCATTACCTTGACCAGAAGTTCCAGCGCCTCCTGGGGCTACTGTGCCGCCCCTACCGCCACCGCCCCCTGAACCGCCGCTTGAGCCTGTACCAGAATCAGTTCCACCACCACCACCACCGCCTGTAGAAGTTATAGTGCTAAATACAGAATCTGATCCATTATTTCCATTTGTGTTTCCACTTCCAGAACTACCTGAACCACCACCACCAACTGTAGCTGGGTAATTTGTTGAAATATTTAATGCTGTTAATGTTCCTGTACGGAATCCTCCAGCACCACCACCGCCAGCAAATCGTGTTGCACCGCCACCACCGCCAGCAACAACAAGGTATTCAACGTCAAGAGCAGCAGCAGCGCGACCGCCAGCCACAAACATATTCATAATGCCACTCATGACACATTACCTGTCACCACACAAACTGTACCGCTAATAAACAGTACCGTTGCAACACCTCTAGTCGCTAATGTCATTGTTGATTTATCTGTATCCGTACCAGCAATGTAAGCTGTGGTAATTGAGCAGGTAATCGTAATGTTGCCACTCGTATTATTGAAGATAGAAATTGCGTCACCTTCAGTAAACGTAGCATCAGGAATTGTTATAGAGCCACTTGAACCTACTTGTACATACTTACCTACATCACCCACAGCTAAAGTATAAGAGCTTGTCTTAGTGCCAACAGCAGGTAGATCACGGTAGCCAATAGGATTAGTGCCATCAACAGTACAGTTTGTTAGTGTGCCTGAGCTTGGTGTACCTAATACACCACCGTTAACCACAGCAGCACCAGACGAGCCTACATTGACCGCTAAAGCCGTAGCTACGTTAGTACCAAAGCCACTAACACCAGTCGCTACAGGAAGTCCTGTGCAGTTAGTCAACGTACCTGATGCCGGAGTACCTAGAGCACCACCAGTTTGGTATTTATCAGAATTAAGATTTGTAAAGTTAGCATCAACTTCAACATAACTAAGTGCCGAGCCTTTGCCAGCACGAGTAACGATAGTGGACATAATTTACTCCTTACGCCAAAGTTACTGAAAGATTCGTAGCAGTAATCTTAAAGATATCACCATTACTAATAGTCTTGCTCGTATCTAATGCTGAGTGATACAAGAGATTACCTGCTGTTACAGCGTCACGAATACCAACGTGAGTGATAATTCCCCAATCAGCCGTACATTGAGGAAACTCAATCGCAGAGCTATTAGACGTAGCACCACCAGACGGAGCACTAAACGTAATAGACTGACGAACATACGAGCCACCTGTGACTTCAGTACCAGTATCGGCATCTGTAGGATCATTGGTATATAAAGCTAAGAAGGTAGTAGTCGGTGCTGTGTAGCTAGTAGCACGTAACGTACCGTTAATTAATGCGTTTTCCAAATAATTCGAAATTTCAGCCATGATTTACCTCACAGACATTGACATAGGTTGACCACCGTATTCACCATTCTGGTCGGCAGTAGAAATTGCTGTAATGCTACGATCATACAAAGCAGCCCATGTCTGAAGTCGTGCATCATTCATCAAATATGGTTCAGCTTCGCCCAATGCCGCATACAGCAGAGCATCAGGATAATTAGTTAGGAATACGTTAACAATATTAGTATCAGATAAATACTGTGGCTTGCCGTAATACAGCATCTGAATACTGTAGGCATCATCAGGTATAGGAGCAAACTGAATCTCTGAAGCCAGAATCGTGTAGTTCAATGGCTTACCTGAATCAGTAGTCCTAGCTATTGCATAGAATGAGTTAGGCGAAAGGTAGGTAACTGAAGAAGCTGGAGTAGTACGTAGATGTACGTCACGCATCTCTAGGAAGTCCGTAGGCAAGCCGATAGTCTCCTCACCTCCTGTGGTATTAGCACGAGCCACAATGAGCATCTGACGCGTTCTGATGTCTCTACGGAGCCGTTCTTCAGCCAGTTGGATAAAGTCCGGTATCTGTGATGTCAGATCACTACGACCTAAGTAACTCGCTATCGTAGATTTTAACGAACTATAATCCGTCATAACTATTTCCCTGAGTTGTGTCTCTCCACAGCACCATCTTCTACATCATCCCATCGATACTCATACGTACCAATGTGACCAATATGCATAGACAGACTGTGATCTACATACGTCTGGAATCCACTATCTAAAGCCTTGATGCAGAAATGCACATCTTCGCCAATAATGCCCTTAGAACCCCAACCTACGTCATACCACGGCTTTT